AATTCTGTAATAGTTTCTACCCCTGTTAAATGTTGCAATAATTTATACGTATCGGATTCATTGAATATCCCGTTACCATCGACATCCGCATTTAAAAATTGTATACCATTAACAAATTCATTACCACTTTCATTTCCGAATAATCCACCATTAGATAATTCTTTAAACGCTATGAACACATCTGAAACTGTTACTATGTTATCATATAGTGATTCTACATTGGTTGTATTTAATTCGATTCCGTGTGGTTTATAAATTTCATTTGGGGTGAATGTGTATTCGGCTCTAATACCATACCACCCATCTTGTAATCTTAAAGAACTTTGGAATGAACTTGCCATTACCTTATTAGTAAGGTCGATATTTCCAGGTATTAACCATTGTTTCCACCATCCACCAAAATCTAAAGGGGTAATTGGACCCTCATATATGTCAAATAGTTTTATGTATTTTATTTGATTTAAATTAATACCCGTCCCAAAAAATTCTCTTTCGTCGATTTGTATTCTATGTCCATTTCTTGAGGTCTCATATGGATTTATGATTGACCATTCTACTTGACCAGGGGTAATTGTTGCCACGAACCCATCGGTCAATTTATTAGGATCTAATAAACTCGTCATGTCAACTTTACCTAACCCACTTAATTGTCTATAGGTACCACCCGTCGAAGTCCAAATATTATTTGTAAAAGTTAGACCCCTTGCAGTAAATCTAGTCTCATCAATATTGTTACCAAAATCAAAATTAAATCTAGCACTTAACACATCACCATTTGAGTGAGATACACTATTAGTGTAGAATTCAGTAAAGGTTTGGTCATCGGGATTAGTCCAAGTTCCGTATTCAATTACATACGGATTCCAAAAATTATTTGGTAAATCGTTCCATTGGGAACCGTTCCATTTTGTAACCGCGTAATCTTCGTTACCAGCATTGTTTGGTTCTCCTCCCGCCCAATTGTTATATTGTCCTTGTATGTTTCCTGAGAATTGTCCGTTTGATGTTTTAATTACTGCACCTATTTCAGGTCCAGCATCAATCACCCATCTACCTTCGGTTACTTCATCGGTCAACGCAAACCATATTTGGGATTGTGGTACGTTATTAAATATAAATGCATCTTCATCTGCGGACGTTATTGTTACCAAATACCCCTGTTGACCTTTAAATGTCGTATTTAATGACGCCGCTCTGGCATTTGTATAAGTTGCACCTGTCGATATTGGTCTATAAAAGTGTCCATTTACTCCGTTGTAAAAAAACCCAACAGGATTTATTGTTGCCGCAACTGATAATTGTACACTACCAACTACCGAACCAGTGTTAATTTTTAAAGACGATAGTGCTTCGTTAATGTTAATAATCGTACCAGTTACCACTAAACGAGTTTTATTACCACTTAACGTAAATCCACTTGCGGCGGTTAAACCTGTCGTGGTGGTTAAATTAAATGTTGTTCCAGAAGGGGGGTTAATTAAACTGATTGACGTTAATAATGTTGCGGTAGAACTAAATCCACTTAATACAAATCCACTACCATCTTGACCATTTGTGGATTGTTTAAACGATTTAGGGTCTGGAGCAGATACACTCTGACCAAACCCTAAAGTTGAAATTAGTAAAAAAATTACTAATAGATTTTTCATATTATTCGATAATTAAATTTACTTTTTTTCCGTTACCATCCACAGCGTCGGAAAGGACGAAAAAGAACAATCCTGACGTATTAGTTATCGGTATTTTTGGAGTGAATACTAATCGGTACGGAATTCCAGATTTTATTCTTGATGTTTTTGTTTGGTCTATTGAACCGAAAGTCAAACGACCATTGTTATCGGTTGTAAAATTAGTGATAGTACTACCAGAGTCAAATACAACTCTATCCAAACTCAATTTAGAATTATCGTAGTTCATAATTATCTCTAATCCCGCTAAATCCGATTTACTTAAAGACGTGGTTAAAGTTACCTTACCATTTTCTAATTTAGAAATAACCTCAACTTTCACATTTTCTAACACAGGAGGGACATATGAATTAGATATTATTTTTTTTGTACTTAACATAACATCTTTATTCGTTGAACTTACAACACTACCAAGTCTACTTGATATTTCAGTTGGGGATGATGAATGGGACCAATCTAAATCTCCTCCCCATGCAAATACCGCGTTTACTTCTTGAATTGGATTGGTTATTGTTACATTATTAGTTGGGGTTCCATTTATCCAACTTTGATTTAATAACCCACTAAAATATTTTACAGATACTGATGTTGATGACGGGATTAAAGCGTTAGATGAAACATTTTGACCCATAACATGAGCAAATAAATAATATGAATCGGACTCATTAAATGTGTTATCATTAATTGTTACGTTACCTATATTTTTTTCTAAATTAGGGAATGTAAAAAACGTCGGGTTACCACTGATATCACTTTGTGAATGACCCAAAAATGACCTATATGCGTCAGATACCGTCACGATGTTATCCATCCAAGTTTTTTGTAACGGGGCACTTACGAACACCCCAAAACTATCCCCCACTTTAACTCCAGATGTGAAAATTGCTTCACCACTAGAGTCTAAATTAGAAGATACTATAGGTTGTTGGGACCAGTCGATAGTATTAGTGCCGTCCGTTTTTAATCTCATCAATTGTACTCTATGGTCCGTTATATTATAACCTTGTGGGAATAAAACCCTCACTTTGAATTGTGAAGTATTTCCGGTTACATTCGTCATACTAATACCATTAGAAGTTGTGGTAATTGGTGAAATGACAACCCCCGACGCATCCACAGCGTATGCCAAATCTAACTTATGTATACCACTATATAAATTTTGATCTTTTATAATATATTTTTGAGTTGCTAATATTCCGTCAATTGGGGCGTCAGCTCTCTGTACAGTTAGTTGAGCAACGTTCCAATTAGGGTCTTGAGTGTAACTCCAAGGATTTGACTGATATTGACCATATAATGATTTCACATCAACACTCTGAGATGGGTTAAACCTAAAGTTACTCCACCCAGTGTAAAATGTTTGAACCGAAGAACCTTGGGAAAATGTTGTTGATAGATAAGTTAATGCCTTATTATTAAATTGATACCTTAGCCAGGAATAACGAGGTGTTGTCACAGGGTTTAATCCCCTATCAATTGTATATTTAATCGTTATTGTATCTCCTACTTTATACGGTGGGGGAGTAACAATTGATTGTTCTATAGTTAATTGAGCGAATGATGTAAACGAGAACATCAAAAACGATAATGTTATTATTATATTTTTCATATTATTGTAGTAGGTTGGTTATTAGTTTATCACAAGATTTTTTAAGTGCATTACTTAAAGACGTCTGGTTAAATTGACCACCCTCATCAACTATAAGGGTTGACATTGATATTTCCGAAGAACTCTCTTCTACAATAATTTCTTTATTTATTTTACCATTTTTATATAAAATTCCCTTCATTCGAATTACGACCTCTTCTTCATTCTTATGAAATACGGAAATATTCTTTTTAGTTGTTAAAACGTCAAGGTAGACAATTTCAACCTTTAGTTTATTTTGAGAGGATGGAGATAAATCGTAGTCCTTTTCTTGAAGGTATTCCTCCAACATATTCTTTACCCCAAATTCTAAATTTCTATTACCCGCTAATTTACCGATTTTAACATTATTAACCACACCATCGACCCAAATCGAGTTATCCTGAATGTACATGATATTATTTGGTTCGTTTTTAAATCTACCATCTATCCTATGTTCAAGATTTGTTGACCAATTTGTTATAAGATTGTCCTTACCCGAAAAATGTAATATTAATAACGTTACTTGAATTAGTAGTGCTAAACTTACCCACAATGCTGTGAAAATTACGAAACCCCGCAAGAATATATCGCTAGCGTTAAGCGTTAATGATTTAACCTTTTCCATTAGTTTTTAGTTTTTTTGGTACCCTAAAAACATAGTTAAATCATTGAAAATGAATATAACAGATATAATTAGAATACGTTTATTTATTTTGTCCTATTATAAATATTCAACTAACCATATATGTTATAAAAAACTTTTTTTTATTTTTTTTTGTTTTTTTCTTGTTTATTCGAATACTTATTGTTATCTTTGTACAAGATTTAAAATTAAAAGGAAATTCAATGAGACAATTTACACATACAATGGCAATTACATTCTGTTCGAAATGGGCGGATGAGCGTTCTATTGATAATAGTCTCGAAGATGTTATATTAGGTTAAATGTAAATTTAACCAACAATAATAAAACCCTGAGACTTAAAAATCTCGGGGTTTTTTGTTTTGGGCTGTTGGTATAGCTGGCTAACACACGACACTTGCACTGTCGAATCCCCGGTTCGAAGCCGGGACGGTCCACAAGATTTGTTCTTTGACATATTGGTAAATTAAATTGGTAGGTATCCACCCTGTCTGATACGCAGGAGTAAGGTAATTGGTTGTAAATGTGGGTTCGAATCCCACTCTACCAACAAAGTGTTGACTTCAAATCCCAGTAGGGAAGTACACTTAAATAAAACAAGAACGGGGAAAGTGTCGACTTAAGAAACGGCAAGTACCAACGACGGGATATGGACCTTTGGTATAGCTGGTGCGTACGCTAGTCTGAAGAACTAGAGGAACAGGTTCGATTCCTGTAGGGTCCACAAAATGACCTCGTAGCTCAGTTGGTTAGAGCTTCTCACTTTTAATGAGAAAGTCAATGGTTCGAGTCCATTCGGGGTCACTATAATAAACTAAAAAATGTATAATAAACTTAATTACTTTATTATGTAAAAACAGGTTTATCACGCTGCGGTAGTGAAGAGGTTAACACGTATCACTTTCTATGATAAGGCCGGGGTTCGATTCCCCGTCGCAGTACAATTCGAGGTGTAGTAGAGTTGGTTACAATGTCGCCCTGTCACGGCGAAGGTCACGGGTTCGAGTCCCGTCATCTCGGCAATTACGGATATAGTTCAACGGCAGAACTGCGGTCTCCAAAACCGTCAATGGAAGTTCGAATCTTTCTATCCGTGCAAATTGGGATAAAAGCACATAAGGATGTGCAACCACTAAACAGTGGGAGGTTTGGGTTCGAATCCCAGGTATTCCACTAAAATTAAAAATTATGAAAAAACAGTATGATACGCATTAGGTTAAATTCCTAATAAATGAAACCGTTCAAAAACAAAGTAAGTCAAACGACAACTCATAACAAAGAGTATAAAATAGTAACAAACGATAAATTTGACCCGTATTGGGACGAAGGGTATTATTTCTATCCAAGATATCGTAGAGGGTTTAAGAACCCAAATAAATGTATAATGAGTTATCAAGTAAGAATGTATCGAACTTGGAAACATAAACGAAAAACACAATGGAAAACAACGTAGAAGGATTTAAGTTAAAGGCAGAAGCACAACTTATCCAAATCCGAGAGGAAAGAAAAAGAAAGATTAAGGAGTATTGGGAAAATCTCCCAAAGATTCTGAATCCGAATGATGTCCCTGAACTACCAAGAGTAGATATCCAGGAATGGAAAGATTACTATGTTCCAAAATTAGTAGAAGCAGGTGCAATTCCAAAAAAAGATTTAGTTGAAGGTCAAATCTATATTGGTGAACATCGGAGAGCAAATGTTGCCAAATGGAATGGGAAGGAATTTATCTACAATAGAGAAAAATTCGGAAATGTTTATGAAGACAAATGTAATCATTTTGAAGATGATGATGGATTTGCATTATTTGTCCCAATAAGAATTGGTACGGAAGAAGAGTATAAAGAAAATCGTTTACTATAAAGGGTAAACAGTAAAGGGACTCGTAGTTTAATGGAAAGAATAATTGGCTACGAACTAATTGGTGGGCGTTCGATTCGCTCCGAGTCCTCAAAAAAAAATGGTAATGTGGCCGAATGGTTAGGTGACTGTCTGCAAAACAGAAAACTCAATGTTTTATGTGAGTTCGAATCTCACCATTACCTCTTTTTAAGTTCAATTATGAAATTTACCTTTTTTTCATATATTTATAATATATGAAATGGAATATTGATATAATAGAAAAATTAGAAGAATTAATTGATTCAGGTAAAAAACCGATAGAAATTGCAAATGAATTAAATGTAAGTAAAAAAGCACTATCATTAAAAATGTTTAGACTTGGATTAAAAATAAAATACAAAGATGAAGTCCAATGTTTAAATTGTGGTATCACATTTGATTCTTATGTTAATAGTATAAATAAATTTTGTGGGCATTCATGTTCAGCAACATATAATAATAAAAATAGAATATTAACAATTGAAACCAAAGAAAAAATAAAACAATCGTTATTAGAAACAAATTTAAAAAAACCAAAAAAAGAAAAAAAAATAAAAACTTGTAAGGTTTGTATGGGGATAATACATGAAAATTTTATTACAATATGTAAAACATGTAAAAATGAATATTATAAACATTATAGGGTTGCGTGTAATTTTGATTTCAATGTATATTCTTACCCTAATAAGTTTGATTTAGAATTAATAAAACAACATGGTTGGTATTCCGCATCAAATAGGGGAAATAATTTAAATGGAGTAAGTAGAGATCATATGTTTTCAGTAAAAGATGGTTTTATAAATAAAATATCCCCAGAAATAATAAAACATCCTGCAAATTGTAAAATTATGTTACATAAAGACAATAACATAAAAAAAACAAATTCATCAATAAGTGTAGATGAATTATTAGAAAGAATTAGTAGGTGGTAACTCATATGGTGTTTATAGTGTTAATGGTTAGCACGTCAGATTGTGGTTCTGATAGTATGGGTTCAAATCCCATTAAACACCCCATATATTGCGAGGTAGAGCAGTGGTCAGCTCGGGAGGTTCATATTCTCTAGGTCGTGGGTTCGAATCCCACCCTCGCAACCAGGAGAACTTTTGTACTTTTTTTGGTATTTATTATTAAAAAGTAATAGATGCCAAGAAAACAAAAGAAATACCATTTCATTTATAAGACAACAAACCTTATAAATGAAAAATATTACATCGGAATGCATTCGACTGATAATTTAGAAGATGGTTACATTGGAAGTGGAAAACGATTATGGAGGTCGATAAAAATATATGGTAAAGAAAAGTTCAAATGTGAAATTATTGAATTTTTACTAGATAGAGGTTCATTAAAAGAGAGAGAAAAGGAATTGGTTAATGAAGATATTTTAAAAGATAAAATGTGTATGAATTTAAAAACTGGCGGTGACGGTGGTTTTGTAAATGAAGAACATCGTAAAAAATTTCACGCAGCGGGAGGTAGGGCGGTTAGAAGAATGTTTGCAAACAGGCATCAGGAAAAAATGAAATCAGATCCTGAGTATAAAAATAATGTAATAAAAAAACTAAGAGGGAATAAAAGTTTTTTAGGTAA